ATGAGCTACATTTGGGTATGGCCTTTGTTCATCTATTATCTTTGTAAAGGATGACCATTTAAATGTATCTGTTACTCTTTCGCTTGTGCTATCAGCAGAGTCTCTACCAACTGTTATTGAAATTGGGAAAGATGTATTTTCTCTTAAAGTAATTCTAAAATCTCTAGAATATGCACTTCTTGATTTACCGCTAATACTAAAAGCTGACGTTGGCACTGTAAGTAAATTTAAAAAACCACCAGGGCCAGTACCAGTGATTTGATCCTTATCAAAACGAGTTGTTCTACCGTTATTTTCGGTAATTAATATAAATACATTAACTGTGGTTCCTAAATTTTTGCCATCTTTTTCATTAATATTAACAAGAGCATCAAAACGTATTGTGACTCTAACTTCATCAATATTAGATTCGGTTATTGTTCTAGTTACTGGTGCTGCATTAGTTACTGGAGCATTTACACTGACTTCTGTTTCTATTTCACTGACAACAGGTATAGAAGTTTGATTTGCCGTTCCAAAACGAGTTTTAAATAAGACTCTCTGAAAGTTAAAATCGGCATCCGTTATATTACTTGAATTTGCTGTTGATTTTACGATAGGTGTCTTGTCTAAAAACACATCTTTTAAAGAGGCTTTGTTGTAAGCGTCAGTTCCTTGAGTAAGTCCTGCTGCCGAAGGAAAACCTTCAATCTCTCCTTCACTTATAACTTCTACAATATTTACTGCTTGCCTACTTTGTACTGAACCAAAACTTATAGTAGCAGTACCACCTCCACCTCCACCAAACCAACTGAAAGGGTTTAAATTGATTTCTTTTCTTTCAGGTATTTTAAACATTATGTTCCTCCTGAAAAGTCCTCTGTATCAATTCCTGCTGATACTATTATAGATCCAGTAAAAACTTCGCCATAAACTACTGGAATTGCACTTCCAGCATTTATGGTATTTAAAATCCCATTAAAATTAAAACTATTTGGATCGTCAAACCTGTCATTGCTTGGCGTAGGAGTTAACATTTCTGCTGCTCCTGATAATGCAAAATATAAACCTAAATTTCCTAATGCAACAGTTAACCCACTTGCTCCTGCCGTTCCTGCAATAAAACCAGTTTTGGTTAATGCGGGTGCAGCACCAGGTAAGAAAATGGCTGTTCCTATGAGAACTGCTCCTAATAAAAATCTTCCAAGACCTCTTCTAGCACCAACAGCTACAGGTACTATTTTTATTTCTTGTTGACCGACAGGTACATCTAATTCTTTTTCATTTATTTCATAATCTCCAACTTTTACACAATAGTTTTGTTCTATCATGTGTGATTGTAGATCAGGAAAATTTGCTGTTAAAAATCTAATTGCATCTACCGCAGAGTTTATTTCAGCTTCAAAAGTACGTTGTCCTAAAAATCGAGCTAATCTGCCGTAAACTTTTATTTTACTGAGCATAACGATACCTCTTCTTCGTACATTCTATCCATTTTTGGTCATAAGTTTCTCTAGAACTAAGTCTTTTCACACAATGTTGAAGGATAGTTTGATCTCCTATATACAAAGCCACATGATCTAACTTACCTGTATTAGTTGTGTCCATAAGTAAGACATCTCCAATTTCTGTCTCATCATTCTCATCTATTTCTACAAAGCCTACTTTGGGTAGACCATATTCAAATAAAGGAGATTCAGAAAATTCTTTTGGACTTTTAGGTCTTTCCCAATGCTTTATAACTATATCTTTCTTTTGCTTATACCAATCAGTAATTAAACTCCAGCAATCTTGAATATCCCATACCCATTCTCTACCAATTAAACTTTTTTCATAACCAGAAGGCTCAAAATAATACCAATCTGATGTTTCTGGCGTGACAATATAAAAAGGTAAGTCTAAATATTCACAACTAGCAAGATCAGCTTGACTAGGTGTAGGAGGATGATTTGGATGGCTGTGAAATACAGCTATAATTTCGCCTTGATCTTCGGCATTTATCCAATCATCAGGATCTAAAATAAATTGTTCTCCTAACTCTTCAGCAAGATTTTTACAGGGAAAATATTTTTCTTTTCCTTTGTAAACAGCTACTAAACCACAGGCTTCATGCGGTGCAACCTTTTTTGCGTGTTGTAAAGCAATATCTTTCCAAGTCATCCTGTAAATGCTCCAATGCCAGGAAATAATTCTTTAGTTGCTATTCTTTTTGGTAATTTTACATTTACTAAATCTAACGCAGATTGAGCTTCCCATGTAACCACATTTCTATTTTCAGTGACTTTTCTATCTAAAAAATAAATTTCTTGAGGAAACTCTGCTGTCGGATCGGGTGTTCCGTAAGGATTAGTTTGCGTAGTAGAAGATGAAGTTGTTGTTTGTTGGATCGTATTTGGGTTGTTCATTGTGATCGTATTACCCATATTATTTCCATGAGTTAGACAATAATATCTAAGATCATTGGGAGCACCTGGATATGCTGGTGTGTAAGTCACAGTTGCATCTGTTCCAAGAGTTCCTGCATTAACAGTAGTTTGTTGTCCACCAGCATCGGATTTGATTCTCAAGGGATGATTTACATTAGAACTATGAGATTGATCGAAGATATAAGTTGATCCACGCTTCATTGTTATGACAGGTTTTTGAACCCCATTTATTGCAAAAACATTATTACTGTAAGAATCTTGAACTACTGTGACAGTATATGTGACAGTTTCAGCATCAGAAGGATCAGCTACAGTTTGAGTCGATGTACTTGTAACAGTTTGCGGAGCAAAGTTAACGGCATCTAAAAAACGTGCCAATGTTCTAATTCTTGTAAATTTTGCACCATTAAGATCGTTACCGACAGTTGTTGTATTAATATCTTGCATTATGGCTGTTATTGTTCCAAAAATATTACTTATCGCAATCGTTGGTCTAGGTAAAGTTCCTGTCGAACCAAATTCAAATCCACTACATTCAATAGGAAATCTTAGATATGAATTGCCAGCCCAAACAACCTCTCCATCTGCGTTCATATTTGCCCCATTATGAAAACGATATATGGTATTTGAACCATGTAAGGCAGTATTTAATTCAATCGTGAATAGTTCAATAATTGAACCAGGATTGATTTCTTGCAGTGCAGAAGTTGGAATTGCCATTAGGGTTCAAATACTTGCTCAAAAGTAGCTGTTACTCTGTTTCGATCAAATTCAAATATTTCTCTAGAAAAACTTCTACAAATCCATTTAAAAGTTGTAGTTGTATCAGGTGGTGACCAATCAAATGATGAACCATTCTTGGCTTCATTTTCTAAAAATGTTTCTATTTCAGTAGCATCTTCATCATCAACATTAAACGTAAGATTCCAAACTTTAGGATCTTGATTTAAGCCGAAAGTGGTTCTTTGCTGATAGCCATCGCCAAACTGTGTTATACGTTGTTGTGGCTGACTACGTTTTGTAGCAGAATATTGTGGATTGTAGTTAGGGAAAGTAGCCATTATCTATTAAGTAAACCTCCAGGTCTTTGTTGTTTAACAAGTTCTCCTTGAACAGCAACAGCTATTAATGAACCAAGTTCCTGTCCTCCAGCATCATCGCCTTGAACATCTGAACCTGATGCGTCTACATTAACAACAACACTCGTACCACCGCCACCTCCAAGTTTATTATTTGGCACAATCGTACCAGATGACCTTGGTACGAATAATTCTGGCCCTTTTTCTCCTACTATTGAAGGTTTACCTACTGGTGGTCTACCTCCGTTTGCAAAGCCTAAGAGTTTAAACAAACCTCCAGTTACACTATCTCCCGCTATATTTCCAAAAAGAGCTTGATTTAATGCTATATCCAAGAATTTATCGGCAACATTATTCAGCATATCTCCAAGTGTAGATGTTCCTTTTATAAGACCTTTAATACCTTCTTTAATATCACTTTGTATTGATTTTGCAATACTATCAAAAGCATCTTTTAATTTCTTTGCTGTATCAACTTGTCGTTTTAAAGAGGCTTCTTCTCTTACTAAATTTTCTATTTTTTCTTTATCAATAAGATTCTCTTCAATACCTATATCTTTTACTTTTTGTACTATTTCAGCAATACGCTGTTGTATTTGAAATTCTTCAAAAGTACCATCTTTTTTAGCCTTTAATGCCTTTATATTTTCGTTAGTTGAATTTAATATTAGATCAGTTATGTCATTAGCTTTTTGTTTAGCAATATTATCTTCAACCTGTACTCTTAAAAGATCTTTTCTTGCCTGTAAACTCTTATTAATACTATTTAACTCCTGTTCAGCTACTCGAATATTTTCCTCTATATTTGCATCTCCTACTGCTTTATCTACTTCTGTATTCAAATCAGGCATTTGACTAGGAAATAAAGTAGAACCTCCTTTGAAAAAACTAGGTGCATTTGGAATACCAATGTTGGCATCTCTAGCAGCTAAATCTTGTTTTAATTTATCTAAATCGGCTTTTATTTTTACCAATTCAGCATTTAAAGCTATTGAAACTGGATCTTCGCCTACCGCTTCAGTTAATGCTTTACTTTCTTCTGCTGTTCCTTTATCTCCAAAAAGAGTTGGAAACTTGTCTACTATTGCATTGAATATCTTTGCAAATCTAGCTTGTAATTTAAGTCCAAATTCAGCAGCATTAGCTCTTATTGCTGCAAAGTTTTCTCCAAATTCTTTAATGGTTCTAACACCCTCATCTCCTATTACTAATGCCATATTTTGAGTTGCTGCTGCTAATGCAGCTTGTTTACCCTCTACTTGTTCAAGTAATCGTATTCTTGCTGCTTCTGCCGTTCCTGCTAATCCTGCTGCTTGTGTGAGTTTGTTAAGGTCTGCCGTTAAGGGATTAAGTGCTTGTCCTAATTCTCCAACAGCAACAACAGTAGTTGTAATTTGTTGAGCAACACCTGTAGCAATTAGACCTCCTGCAAAACCTCCCATTTGACCACCTACTGCTGCACCAATACCACCACCTAGACCACCTACTACAGCACCAGGTATTCCTTGTCCAAATAAAAGAGGAAACGCACCACTAATTAGGGCACTTGAAGCAATACCTTTGCCTCCTCCTCCAGTTGTTGTTGTTCCTCCCGTGCCTGTTGATCCTCCCCCAGCACCTCCTCTACCTCGTAAACTTTTTTGTCTTTGTAGTTGATTAGCTATATCAGTCTCTACTTTTAAAATCTTTTGCTTAATTGCTAAATCTTGTTGACTTACTTTTACTACATTTTGTCCAGCTTTTATCTTACTCCCACCCTTATTTATCGCAATAATGGATTTATTTATTCTGTCTACAGAGGCATTTATCTTATTTAAACCTGATAATCCAGTAGTTTTTATATTTATCTGTGCCTGATATGCCACGGATTACAGCGTTAATATTACTTTATTCTAGCTTATCTTTTTCTTCTTGCTTTTTCAAATTCTTTTTCTTGTTCTTCATTAATTACTTGAAAATAGGCACTCCAGCCAATTAGCTCATCTAAAGTCATATCCCTTATTTCTCTTAAGCTCTTTCCTAATTCTTTAGCCACCCCAAATTGCAGCATCATTAAATTATCTTTTTTTAACTCAGCAGCTAATCTTTTGGGTCGATTATCTCCTCCTCATCTGAGTTAATTACAGCAAGCATTAGACTTTGTAAATCTTTATCCTTTACTTCATTCTTTAATACATCAATCTCCCCTGCATTAAATAATTTTATACCATTTACATCTAATGCTTTATTCATAAGTAATTGAAGAGCAAAAGCATTTGCATCGTCACTTCTAACTTGCTTTTGTGCTCTTTCTCGTTCTGCCATTGTTAATGGTGTTACATACATTTCAAAAATGGAACCATCGGATAATTTAACTTCTTTTTTAATAGGTTCAAGGTTTGCAGCTTTTCTTAGTCTGTCTAATGCTGATTGGGTTGCCATAAATTAATTTTATCTTCTATTAGTGTACTTCATTATGCAATAAAAAACCTCGGATTGACCGAGGTTCATAATAATTAATAACTACTAATACAATATTATGCAGATTTTGATAGGTCGAATGTAGGAGCAGCACTTGGTCTGAAGGCTATCTCTACAAGTTGTCCATCATCTGGGTTTACGTTAAAACTTGCAGAAGTAAGAATAATATCTGCCAAGATTGATCTACTTGCAGTTTGATCTACGTTTGCACCACTCATCTGACGATCAATATACAATCTTACCTTTGCACCAGTTTGTTGACGTTGAATAACATCTTCAACCATTCTACTGGATAGAAGTGTGTCATCATCTGTTGAATAAACACTAGCAGAACCACTACCATCAGCGAAACCTGAGATGAAAGTTCTAAATGGTGCGGTTTGAGTAACAGTTTGACCAATACTTGTTACATCAATTTCTGCTCTGGTTATCTCAAAACTCCATTCTCTTACAGATCCAACAACTAATGGTGCTGTAAATGTAATGCTTGCAAATGTACCAGCAACAAAAGTAGG